AGGCTGTAGGTACAGCTTGTGTCTAACGAGGTCACGGCTATGTAGATAGACATACTGCCCGTAGTGCTCTTTGAAACAGGAAGAACTAATGTTCCGGGGTTGATTGCGTCTAAGCTCAACGAAGCAGTGCCTAGGAGGTAGGCAGAAAAATTACCTGTATTCGACCATATGCCGTCATAGTATTCTCTATCGACTATGTTTGTCCAAGGGGAGCCTGCAAGAAGACCAAAGTCATTTGCGCTATTTCCCAAGAAGAAAGGCCCGGCACCAACACGAGTATGCTCATACGGGGAAACCGGATTGCCCCAAGTGTTGGGGAGAACTCCCGGAGAAGAGCTACTCACCTGAATACCAACAGGGACATTGTTAGGGGTAAAGCGCACGAGAGCTACCCCGGTGTCTTGCCCTGTCGTAAACTCATAGTAGTCCGTACTTACCGTGCCTGTAGGTCGCGTAATTGTTGTCGGTGCTCCTGAAGGGTCACTGCACGTTTCACTGCAATCACAATCTACCGCAGGGCCACTAGAAAAAAATCCATTGGTAGCGTAGCGCACTCCCGAACTATCCTTGTACCAACCCGTAGCAGCAGGGGTGCCATTAGGGTTAAGCACAGTAGTAGAAAGTGCTACTGTTTCTCCGTCAAGTATGTAGTTTGATATAGTTCCCATTGATTTAAATTATGCACAGCAATCACACTCAATAACAGATTGAGTAACTGCGCTTGCATCGCCCTGTGTAACTACAACCGTATTTCCATCTACGCATACCTCAGTAGTACCAAAGGAAGCCAAGCTTACGGTTACAATAGTACGAGAACAGCTCGTGTATTGGAACGTAATCTGAGAGTTGCCCGTATTCTGAACCCTGATAGTGCTTCCCGACCCCGCCGCGCAAGAACAGTTGCAGCAAGCATCAGCTTCAGAGGTTGCAGAGTAGCAGAGGTTTACAATGTTTGGAACACGGTAGTCCCATATCAGGTAAAGGTAGCTGTACGTGTTAAGATTAGCAGGCGCAGTAAAGTTCCCAACGATTGGTTGAGTAGCTGTCTGCGTAGGTGAAAAGACAGTAGAATTATTGACAAGGGCTTGAATGAACGTAGAGTTAGGCGGATACAAATCGTTGCTTGCCAACCATCGAAACTTGTTGTTGGTATTCCAAACAAGAGTGTCGGTAGACGTTTGGTTAGAACCTACGTTAACAGTAGAACCATCAGTTGGTGTAGCGCCAATTCCTTGAACTCCGCTAACAACCTGATAGTCAGAAAGGAATCCGCCGCTCAGAAGACCTGCTAGGTAGGTAACGGTCACAGGGTTTTCAGCAGTTGGCGAAACATACGTCCCTTCTGTAAAGCCGTATTGGTTAGTAATCGTTTTGTTTTGGTCGCCGTCACTATTTAAGGTTACCAAAATCACCTCAATAGGTTGCTCTGCCGGACAGGATACAGTTAGGTTGACGTTAGTAGCAGCACCATCAGAAGAAATAATTACTTCTGATTCAGTATTCGTAACGCCGGAACTAACGATAAACGAGCCTGAAGCCGTGTAGGGGCCATAGTCTGTACCGTCTACGTTGAAGGTAATAGCACTAGGGCTAGGGCTAGGAAGGAAGAACGAATACGTAACAACACCAACCCCTGTTCCAAAAGCAACAGAGAAGGTAGATGATGAACCGCTTGACACCAAGAAGTTACGATTCAGTCCGCATTCAGAGGCTTCTTCGATAGCGGGCAGCAACGTGGTTTTATTAGCCAATACATACTCGTTCATGTATGGGTCAAAGCCTCCAAGCTTCTGCGTATTAAAGTTCGCAAGGAACATATCCCTAAACCAAGAACGCATCCCTTGCTCTGAAGCAACCGCAAGCTGCTCTTGAGCACTGCTTCCTCGCAAATTAATTACTGCGCCACGCTTAGCATCTGTAAAGAAAGAATCGGGGCCATAGCGAACAAAGCTTTCAGGGTTGTTGCTGATTCCATATTCTTCCACCCTTGCAATCTGAGTTCCTAATACTTCAGGAATCGAAGCAACTGCTCCGCCACCTGTAGAATCCGAAAGCAAGTTTTTGCCTGTGAGGACGTAAGAAATTTTATCCTCCTGCAAACACAAGATATCTGTCTCGCGCCCAAACAAAACCTCAATCGGGCCAAACGATTCCTCTACAGCCTTGAAGTTTACAAGGCTAAGGTTGAACTCGTTTAGCTTGTTAACATTCGTTTCGTTGTTGTAGATGCCGCTGTAGGTAATATCTGATTTACGGTCAGCTTCTCGAAAGTCCTGCGCACTGACAGAGGTAACACGGTTGCCCAAGGTCAAAGCTCGACCCGCTAAAGAATCTCTAATTTTGTAGCTCTCGATACCGTTACCAAAAGAGTAGCAGTTAAAAAACTCGGTGTCCACTACGCCCGCTGTACCTGTAGAAATATTTTGGTTAGTAACATTTCCGCTGTGATTTCCGTTGGCATCAATGGCATAAGAAGCTGAGCTTTCATACCATATATCTGCTGCTGCATCAATTGGCTCAGTTTCAAACACAACTAAATCATCAGACCGAATAACTGTCCACGTTACTTCCGCTTTAGAACGTCTTTTGTTGTTGCTTCCACAAGCCGGAGTAGGAATGCATACAAACCTGATTTCGTTAGTACCACCAATTGTGTTTTTGTACCAACGATACCACAGCACATCGCTTTCGACGTATGCGCTTCCACCGTAATCGTTATTTGGGCTACTTGCCGTAACAGGATTGTACACGTGAACAAAGTCAGGGCCATTGCCTCCGATTGTAGCAGTACCATCATCTAACGAGTATTGGATGCCGTCGCCGTTGAACCAATCAATGATGTCAGCGTAATCAGCACTAGCCGTAAAGGTTTTTTCAATCTCGTAAATCCTTCGGCCACAGGTACTTGCATCGCCGTCGCCCCGTCCTAAACGAGTAAAGACAAACTTGTATTTAATCCTACTACCTGCAGGAATATCAAATGTTTGGTAGTTGCCACTAGCATCGGGTTGACCGCTCAGACCTGTGTAAGCCAAGGTAGGTGCTTCGCCGTCGTCTTCACTGATTCTTGTTTGGGTACCCGGATTAATTATGGCATCTGCAGCGAGACTAGCATTAAAACCTTCTACCTTTATTTTTAGATAGACACCTTGTGGCACCACAAAAGTGTCGTCAGAATCCAAGATAAAGTCCTGTTGCTCTACCGTTTTATCGAGAACCGTAGCATACTCACATCGCAGAAGCGGGCCGTCTACGTCCTTTTTTACAATCAACCTAGTTCCCTCTTGTGCTTTAGCTGCATTCTCTCCTTCTACCAAAAAGAAATGGTGAGCCGTAGCGGGGTCGTAGAAGTAGAGGCTAGAGTAGATAGTGTCATAGGTATCGGCATCAGCCTTGATAGCAAACTTGTAACGTGTAGCAAAGTATGGAGCTACCTGTGAAGGAGGAATAGTTACGCGAATTTTGTTCGTGTTAGGCGAGTCACCACACGCAAAAAAAGCTGTGTTATTATTGCTTGTCAGCACCGTGGTTGAACGGCTAAACTTATCCATGTATATAATGCCCACCTGATACCCTCGGTTGCTGTGAAGGCTCTGTGTGTTTTCTTCTCTTTGGAAGGTTACATCTAAGACACCTATACTCAGGTATTCATAAACCCCAATCGTGGGTCCTGATGTGTTATTAACGTAACGCATAGCAGGGAAGGTGAAGCTAACCGTATCTTGACCCGAAGTATGGCCTATTTCAACAGGCTCTGCTGCGGCATCAATACCACTGAGATATTTGTATACAGGGGTAGGCACCCCTCCTACCAATTCAGCTAACAGATTGCAGTTAAACACATCGGTCAATGTGGTTCCTGCGCAGTAATTATCAGAGCTAGGGAGCGGAAAGGGTATTTGAATGTTACTTGCGGTTCCCACAAAGCTTGCAAACGAAGGTGACTGAACCATTTCGGTAACCGACGAATAGCTTTGAGTCAGGATATATGTCCATACTATTTCTGCTCCCGCCGTCTGCTGTGCGGGGTTAGTAGTCATGCCGTCATCACCAAACGAGTCATGATTAAACCGCAGCTCCAATGTAAAGCTAGTGCCCGCATCCAAACGGCCACTAACAGCACTGAAGTCTACATTTAACTTTGCGTTCGGAATATTGACTACTTGAGGCCCGTAGCTATATTCCGCAGACTCTAGGGTAGTTGGCAGGTCTGTAAAGCCTATCTCTCCCCTTAACTCAGAAGTTTGATAATCAAGGTAAACGGGATTCCCGTTTGAATCTTTTACGTCCCACCCTTCAGTGTAGTTACCATACATAAGGCGATTGCCCATGGTGGTCTGCGCCTTTGCTACCAAAGGAACGTTATCGTACAAGCGCAAAATTTCCGTGTCAGGAAGCACGGTGTATATCTTGCTGTTCGTAAACGAATAGTTGTAGGTAGTGTTGTCCGAATAGCTTTCTTCTGCCTTGTTAAGCTTTTCAATTACTCGGATAGTATTGGTCGCCATATCCTTGAACAGCAGGTCAATTCCTTTTACCAAGGAGTTCCCTGAATTAAACGAGATATTGCAGTGGTTATTGTAGTTAACCATACCTGCATTGAGATACGAAGTATCGTCCAATGAAAAGGCAAGGGGAGTAAACGCAGGCTTCGACCAACTAGAGGTAGCAGAATATTCATTCTCAGCGTATCGATAGCGGTAAGCAAAACAGATAAACCTTTCCTCCAAATAATTTTCTTCACCCGAAATCAGTGAAGGCGTAATGCCGGGTGCGACAATAGGGGGAGCTTTGATAACCAAGATGTCATCATACGTAATAGGGTCGTCCACATACGTTGATGTATTTGGTTGGGGGTAGGATTTTTTGACGTTAATCCTACGAGGAGGATTGTAGTTATCGGTAAAAAACAACAGGTCATCTACAAGGTCTACCCCGTTGACAAGATACCTTTCGCTAAAATTCAAGGTAGTGTTTACCCCTCCTCCGTCATCACAGCTAACGAGATGGTAGGTGGTGGAACCCGTCAGGGCGTTGTAAGAAATAACGGCATCTATCTTGCCTGTCGAGCTTTGCGTAAAGCCTGAAGGTTGATGCACAAACCAATAGATGGTTTCCTCGGCACCGTCCTCATAAGCCCCTATGCAGATAGCGTTAGAACCAAACGCAATGTTATTGAACTCTAGGTCAACAAGCTTAGTGTTTCCGTCAGAATTTTCAATGCTTCCAATGTCGCTTATTGAGTTAGAACCCAAGCGAATATTCAACGCATCAAGGTATTCTCCTTCAGGAATGATACGCTTATCAAGGGCTTTATTCATTCGCCCCTTTAGAAAATTCTGTACTGTAGTAGCCATTTACTTTATCCACTTGTCCTGCCCGCGCAGGTTCATTAGAAGCTTACCGGGGTCAATATTACTCATCCGAATCTTGGCGTTTCGCAACAAAGCCGCTTTCTTTTTTCTTGCTCGGTTCACTACGTATTCCTGAACACCAAATTTAGCATCAAGAATAGCGTACTGAATGTAAGCGTAGATGTATTCTTCAAACAACTTGTTGAGGCTGATATTTGCATTGACACCATTCTCCATTCCATCCGAAACGTACTCAAGGATAGCAAGCTCTCCGCTCATATCCGAGCTAAAGTTAATTACGCCTGCTTTCTTGTTTATGCTAAACGTAGGGTTAGCGTTAGCCGTTTCAGTATTGAGGCCATATCGTGCGCCAATCTGATAATCAAACCACCACCCGCCATCTACATTATACCCCTCCATCCCATTGAACTGAGGGTTGTTTTGGTTCAGGTAGATGCTCTTCTTGGTGTTTGTAATTCGCTGATAGTCAATATCAGAATACTCAGGTCGAGCAATGTTGCCATCGATGTCAAATAAGATGCGGCAGTCGTTGTCCTGCAGGTACGCATCGCTCCAATTGGTCTGAATATTTTCGCTCATAGGGCGAAGAACACCGTCCTTATACAAGGATATCCGAACCCAATTGACATAGTCTTGAGGCAAAACGTAGCGCAGGGTGTTGCACACGCTTAGTTCGAGGATTTTAATTTCCTTCAACGCATCGTAGTTTAACTCTTGAATACCGCGCTTGGCGTGAAACAGTACTTTATACCGCTCCTCATTGTTTACCAACGAGTGATTCCCATTGTACATCAACAGGAAGTTGGTTACAATATCCTGCAAGCTGACGTATTGGTACGACCCCCAATTAGCATTTTGAGGTTCGGTGCCCCCATTCTCATAATATTGATAGTCAGTAATGTAAGGCATTATGTTTGGGCATTTTGAATAGTTTCTTGAGCGGTCGCATACTGTACCACATCATTCTCTCGGATTTCCATTCCTGCTTGCTGCAATATTTTATTCACCAAGATATACTCATCATCGATAGAAAGCTCAAAGTCTTGATAGTCAGTTTGTGAATCATCGAACACAGGCTCACCCCCTGTGATAACAGAGTATGTCCATTTAGGGGCAAACGGGTATCGAATGTATTGAGCTTGAACCTCCGTAAGGGTGTCATACGTAACCGGGTAAACCGTGATGTATGGCCCGTCAATGGTATACGCAGGATAACCTATATCCGGAGCAGTTAACAACGAAGTGTTTAAAAGTGTGATGTTGCTATGGGTCACAGGCTCGGCCTCTCCCCTCAAGGTTCGAGGAGTAGTCGTAATGTCATAGCACAAAATCTTGTTCATCAAGTAGAAATCATCTCCCGTAGATGATGCTCCCTGCTGAGTAGAGGGCAGGTAAAACTGATTGTTCTGATAGTGCGGGAGGTCGCGAGTAACAGAGAAATAATCAATAACCTCAAGCATCTGTTTCGTCATATTCGCATAGCCCGTACCTGACGTTCTTCGATTTTCGTCGTTGATAGCTGAGTTGTATGCGGTAAAATACTCGTCAAACAGCTCTAGCTGAGCCTGCTTTGCGTACAGATTAAAATCTTGAGGCGAGATATATCCGTAATTGTTCTTGTTCAGAATTGCAAGAACTGTGTTTCTAACCGAATTAATCATAAGGAGTGCCTTTTTTCAAAGATAGATAAAAAAGAAAAGGAGCCACTTGGCTCCCTTTCCCTTACAATAATATCATCTAAACCTTACAATGGTGCCATCGTAAATTAATTTTGGTTAAGATACTTTTCTAAATGCTCTAAAACAACCACGCCTTCATCAGTAAGGAAGAACTGTTCACAAGCATGGTAAGGGTCTTCACCATACGGAACTGTCATCATCTTCTTCTTGTTGCTTGGCGTGTTGAACCAAATCTCTTTTTTGTCTCGACGGAAAGCCAAGAGTTTTTCATTAAAGAAGTTTTTGACGTTAGACTGCAATGAGAGATTAGGGTCATTGAGAATGGTCAAGAAATCTTGTGGATTGTTCTTAGCAAAAATCAAAAGGTCTCGTCGAAGCTCAGCCGTAGTTTGCGTAGATGGGTCAATCCCAAACGCCACGCGGATAATGTTTTCGACTTGCTCAATGTCAAGCTCTCGACACGCTACAAGCGCATCCACTTCTGCGTTCAAGATTTCAACAATGTCTGATGCTTCTTTCTCAGTGTTAATCTCCTCAAACTTTTTACCGTTGAGAGGATGCAATGCAAGAAACTCTTGAAGCAAGGGCTTGTTTTTCGGAACATACAGTTGGCCGTCTTCAAAGACAATAGGCTCACGCAATACGTTGGCATCTTGTTCGTCTTCGAAAATAGACCGCTGATTAGGAGAGTACCGCATAACGCGATTGGTTGCGGTTGCTTCCTCCCAATATAAAAGGGGCCTACGCTTACTTCCCGCAGTAGGGATAAAGTAAGAAAGGGGGGTGGCTTTTGTTGTGAGTCGATAGAACTTATCGACAGGCTTAATTTGCTTAGCCATATGAATTGAATTTGATTTGATTAAAAAAAAAGGGTGGGGGTTTGAACCCCCACCCTCTAAACATTATTCCTCAAAGATGAAGAAGTTATTAGCACCCAAGGTGCATACTGCTCGCTCTGACAAGAAGTGTACCTCCATCGCATCCAAAGATGAGTTAGAAGCTCCACCTGCAGAACCTGTAATCCAAGTCTTGTAACGACGGTCTTCAGTTTCTGAAGCGCGGTACCGAACGTGGAGGAAAGGTCGCTTAGCGTTCTTGCCCAAGATTTGGTCATACACTGAAGTAGAACCTGCAGGAACCAACAAGCCGTTGATACGACCTGAACCTGCACCTGTTGGAAGGCCACCACGCATTGTGGGGTCATTCAAGTATTTCCAATCTGACTTGTAGAAGTCATAACCTCGACGGAATCCCGTGAAGCCAAGATTCAAAGCCATGTTCTCGTCATTGTCAAACAAGCCATATGAAGTACCGCCCGCTCCGTAAGAGTTTTGAGCAGCCAACATATCGTCGATGTCGAAGCTGAAGTCGCGGTCAACGAAGATTACGTTCTCTTCAATTGCGCCCTGCTTGTCCAAACGGCTGATGATGGTATCAAACTCGGTAAGAGTTGTTGGGTTACCTCCATTGTAAACATTACCTCGGTTGTTTACAACATAGAATACACCTTCAGAACCCTTGTTACCTACGCCTGAAGTTACACCTGCAGCAATAGCGGCAACACCACTATTGGCTTCAGCAGGAACTGCTTCAATCATAGCTGTCTCCAAGTAGTCATCAAAACGCAAACGAGTTTCGTGCTCAGACTTCAAGTACCACAGGTATCCTGTTGCACCATTCTCTGTAGTCACTTCTACCCATCCAATTTGCGCCATATCAGAACCTGATACTGCGTACTTGTCCTTGATGATAATCGGAGAGTTATCGAAGATGTTGTCATCAGACTCCAATGAACCGCTCATTCCTGCTGTTCCTTTTTGGAACTCAGAACCGTAGATAAATACAGTACGAGTTAAACCCGCTGCACCTACCTGACCGCCTCCTTCGTAGTAAGCAACATCGAAGGTACCCGCCGCAGTATCTACTGCAGTTACGATAGCCTTGTTTTCGCCTGCACCTGCGTTATCAGAGATAACGACAGTTTGACCAACGCGAACAGCGATGGAACCTGTGCCGGGGTCAAGCGTGTCGTTTACAGTGATAGTAGCCGTATCATCGGCTGCAGCACCGTCAGATGCACAGTTAACGTACTTTGTGTGGAGACGACCTTGCTCTGCCCACTTGATGAGGTCAGAGTTAGAGGGCATCTCTGCACCTACCATACGAAGGAAAGAAGCAATTGTACGATTGCCGTATCGTTCGAATTCCTTTTCGTAAGTATCAGGAAGATACTGATTCAAGAAATCGAAATTTGTAATGTAGTTGCTCTGAAGAGCAACCTGCTCTGCGCTTGGTTGCAGAGCATACGTGGGGGTGGCGTTTACTGAACCTGCCATGTTTTCTAAGTTTTAAAGTTATGTCCTGTTTTTAGGACTGCGAATTTTGAGGCCGCTCCCCGAAGATGGAGATACGGCTCGAACTTGAAGCCCGCCTTTTTTAGAAGAGACTTGAGGAACACCACGCTCAGACATATTTACATTTTTAGTCTTCTTCATGAGGTCATCAACAGCCTCCGCCTTGCCTTGCTCGTAAAAGAACTCGGCAAATTTGTCGGGATTCATAGCCATTGCTAAAGAACGATGGTAAGCATGAGCATCTGTTAAAAGACCCTGTTCATCCGTAAACTTTTGAATCCACGGAAGTGGGGAGTCTTGCAACTTTCTTAGTTCATCCTTGTCCGCAGGAGAAAAAACAAAAGAGCGTTCACCAAGCTTGAATTCAAAACCTTTGAACTCATTGCTAAACACTTGATTTGTTTTGTCCACAAACCAATCTCTTCGGCGTTTTAGGGCATCCTGCTCGTTTTTAGCGTCGGCCAAATATTGCTTAAACTCTTTATATTCTTCCGAGGTATTAAAAGATTCACCCCCCACTGACTCAGCAGGAACCTTATATTTCTCTTTAGCCTCTTCAAAATACTGCTTCGCTTTAGCAACTATTTTTTTCTGTTTTAATCGGGTCTTCTTAATAAAGTCCTCGTCATCTAATTCCTCATCGTATAGATAGTCCTGAAGCATTACTTCAAGGTCGTCGTCATCCATACCATCAGTCATCTCTGTCTCGCGCAAGTAAGCTGCAATAAGTTCTTCACTTGATAGCGAAGAGTAATCCTCATTAAGCTTCATAAAGTCCTGAATGCCTCGGCCTGTTTCTTTTTTAAACTTAAAGAAAGCGGCCATCTCTTCATCCATTTCTCCATTTTCTTCACGAGCAGCCTTGAGGTCTTCAAGAGAATTAATTTCAATTCCCAATCGTGATTTAATCTCGTTGACCAAATCAGCCTCTTCAAACTTGCTCGCTTCCTCTTGCTCAGGAGCTTCTGCCTCGACCTCTTGCGTTTTTTCCACAGGCTGTGGTGTTTCACGCAAATCAATCTTAGCAATATTAGGGTCGTTAGTGTTTTCAGGCTCTACGAACTTAGCTTCATGAACATCAAGAAGCTCTTGTTCTTTTTCCTGCAAAGACTTTTCCTCCTTTAACTCCACGGATTTTACTTGAATACCTTCCATTAAATTTGATTTGTACGAAAGTAACTAATTATTTCTACTTAGCGTGGACTAAATTCAGCCAAATCGAAACCATCCAAACTGTCTTCGTTTGATTCAAACGAGATAGCAGGTAGGTTGTTCTTTCGTTGATTTATTAGTTGTGACTGCTGAGTGTTCTGCTGACTAATTCGATTAGCCTTAGCATCTTCACGTTGAGTCTCACGAGAACTCAACTGTGACTCAACAATATCTTTTAATTGCATCTGATAGTTAAACTCTTCAGCCATGAGCCTACTCTTCAATTGCGCTTCTGCTTCTTGCTTCTGCATCTCAAACTGAATCTCAGCCTGCTTTAGCTTCATCTTGCCCTCCATCTCCATCTGCATTTTCTGCATACTAGCTTGCTGTGCAGCTTGCTGTGCTTGAAGATTTTGCTGTGCAGCTACGGCTTGTTGCTGCATCTGCATACGCTCTTCGCGGTCTTGCTTTGCAACACGCTTTACTTTCAGGAATTGATTTGCAAGCTTGAGATTTTTAATCTCTCGAATATCAATCGCATCCTCAAGGTTAATATCGCCCTTGCTCAAAGCCATCTGTATGTTCTGCTCAAGTTGTGCTCTTTGCTCTTCGTCAGGCGTAACTTCAATAAAGATTCCAAAGTCGTAGATGTACAAATCGTTCATGTCCTTCAGAACGGCTACGTTGTACTTTCCGATTTGATTAACAAACTCATCCTTAAAGTCTGCATACTCTAAAATATCACCAATACGATAGGTTAGGCTTTCTGCAAGACTTCTAAATATATACAGGCTACCATCAAGAATATGACGAGTAGCCGTGTTAGAGTTTAATGCCGCAAGTTTCTGAACACCCACCAATGAATAAGGGTCAGGAGTAGAGCCATCTCGCGCTTCATTGAGACCCGTCACGTCACGAATCATTTGAAGATAGTGGTTCATATTTTGAACCAACATCTGAGCTTTTCCGGAAGCACTGCTTGAGGTAAGTTGCTGAATTGGTACACGGCCTTGGTTGTATTCGCCCTCTTGCGTATAGCTTCTTCCAATAACGCTACCCGTTTGGAAAAACAAACGCAAAGCATCCGAAGGATTGTAAGCGTTTCCTGTTCCAAGGTCTACCTCGTTCAAGCCATCAGCATCAATATAAACCCCGTCAGGAACCGTTCGTGATATAACCTGCTGCAGCTTTAGGTGAGTAATCTGAATGAGGTCGGCAAATGGTATCATGCGACGAACCAAAGATTCAATCACCCCCTTGTACAAACGAGGAGCGCAAGCAACGTAATTAGGAAGCGCGTGTTGAGATGCTGATTTAGGGCGCACCATGTTTTCAGCCATTTCCCACTTTAGCAAGATGTTTGTGCCCATAACCATCACGCCTTCATACCAAACGTCAATGGTTTTTTCAAGCTTTTCAAACTTGCCGTCCTGCATCATTTCTTCCGGCGGATTGAATTGGTCATCTTTTTCAATCACGCGCTTGTTGTCTCCATCTATTTTTTTCTTGTAGACAATCTTCTTTGTTGTCTTGTAGTTGAAGTACATTACCGTGGTAGTATCACGGTAAAAAATATCGTTGTCGTAATACTGAGCTACGTTGTAGTAGTCGTACCAACTTTGCCCTGATTTAGAAATGGTTTCCAAATCTTCATTGGTCAGGGTAGGGTCTATCTTAAGTAGCTCAATAACAGGAATCGTTTTTATCTCACCCCAATAGAAGCAGTCCTTGAAGTGAGGGTCTTCAGTATAGCTATACACCACGTTGGCAGGGTCAACATACTTTACCTCTACCCCACTGCCCTTCAAAAACTCTGTCTTTGCTACGGAGATTCCCAATACCGTAAGGTCGTAATCAAGTCGCTTACGAAGGTCGGTATAGTGGTTCTCTTCAAGGATAGTGTTAATCGCTTCTTCCTCTGCAATCTCAATAGCAGGCTTGTACTTAAGCTGCATAAAAAGCTGAAGCTCTTCATCAGAGTTAGGCAGCTCCTCGGAAGGAACTACAAACGGGTCAACACCACTTTGTTGCTGAATGTTTTCAAGGAATGGCTTAGCTACCATCTGCCCCTCAATCAGGTCTTGGAATGCGCTACGCTTAGATTGAGATAGAGCATCCTGAGCAAAAGCTTTTACCTTGAACAATCTTTCCGACATCCCATTGACTACGATGTCTACAAACTTTGGAAGAATCGGAACCGGAGTCCAATCAAGGTTGAGATAGGAAAGGTCTCCATCAATTGCTAACTCGTTCTTGTACTTTGCGATAGATTGTTCTCCTCTTGCATACAATCGGAGGCGATTAAAGTCTCGCCATTGATTGTAAAAGCGACATTGATTTCCATCTTTTTTGAACCATTCATACTGAATGGCTTGACCAATTTGCAACCCAAATTCGTCCGTAGCTTTTTCGGCATCCGATACAAATTGACTTGGGAAGCCCGTGGCTGATATATTTATAGTGACTTCCTTCATCGCAATATTTCGCTAGTTGTTCCGGTGTTGCTGTATCGAGCGAAGTTAACACTAATTTTTCTTTGTTTCTTCTCAGGCAAATACAAGTGCTTTTGGTTAGCCATAATAGCCAATCCCGAACTAATGGTTGCATCATATGCCGTTCGGTTACTAATGTCAAACTTAGCCCAATCTTCAAGGGTACGAATAAATGGCATCATCCCCATCTCGTCCGACTCCCTAAAGGTTCCCTCTAAATCTATACCAACGTGCTTCTCAATGTATGACTCAATGGCTGAAGCGTGAGCTTGCTTTACATCCTCGCTTGAGTTTGGTATGCCCCCCAACTCCTTTTCCGTTTTGGAAAGTTTAATAAATGGCTTGTCCGGTCTATTCATGCAGAACCCTCGATACCCTCTGTTTTTAAAATGGTAAAGCAATCTAGGCTTGTTATTTTCAATTAAGATGGGCATACCGTAAAAGACACACGCCATTAACACATCTTCGAAAAATATCTCGGCAGTCTGAGGACGAGCAACATATTCAAGGAAGAACTCGTTGCTTGGCGCATCCTCCATGCTAAACTTGGTTAAGCCGTGCAAAGCTCCATTTGAACCCCCGCCACCTACAACGCCGGAAATATCATAAGAGTCACATCCGAATGCTCCTATGTGTTCATTGCCGGGGTGCTTGACTCCGTTCTTTTCATATACATTATTCTGCAACGCAGCAGATGGTGTCCATGTAATATAAAACCTTCCGCGTTTATCAGGATAAAAAACTACCTGTGTATCTCGAATACCGTTTTCCCAACGGAAAGAACCTCGCGTAACAAACTGCTCCTTAATCAATGACTCAGAGTAATCAAGCTGTTGGTATATCTTGGTAAGATTGAAAAGAGAGGATTTGCTTTCGTCTCTAAACGCATGAGATTCCGTGCGAGGAAACTGTCGGTAAAATTCGTTCAAAGCATCAGGGTCATTCTTTAAAGATTCTACCTCTGCTTCCCAATAATCTACAGCCCCTCCATAGATGGGTCGGTCATCAACACCCCTAATCTCCTTGGGTGGAGTATGAAAAACCGGATGCCCATAGCGGTCAATAAACCCTTCCATGTTGTACTCCATAGGAATAAACAGGGAATACATTCCACTTTTGGTTTGCCCGTTTTTATTTCGGGTTTCAACATTGGAATCTTCGTAAATCTTTTTGAAGTTAGAACCACCCTTGTTTAGAGCATTAGACGTTGAACCCATCAGGCATTTCCCAATAATTCGACTACCCAATCGCAAGCACGTTTTGGTTACTCGCCAATTGTTTAGGATGTTGTTGGGCTTAATCCATTTACCGCTCTCGTCATGAACAAGGAGCAATAGCTTCTCACCATCATAAGAGTTGTCATCCGTGTTCTTCCAATCAATCGTGGTGTCGAGTCCATCCAAATCTTGAGAGGCCACATCGTGCATATTCTTCTTCGTAATCTTGGAAGCAGGTACACGAAAAGCCAACTCAGTTTTTGGTTTATCCATACCGTCTTGAATAGGCTTGAAGAAGAAAGGCAGGCGGTTTGCAATAGGAACTACCTTGTCCGTAAACATCTTCTTTGCATCTGAACCCGTCTTAGATAAGATGCCGACCCTTGAATCTTTTGCAAGTGTCCCTGTGTTCACACATTCAGAAGACCCCATGAAAGAAAATCCTGAACGACGAATCTTTAAGTATGTCATGCCGTAGCACCTATCGTCTGCCTTGCAAGCCTCCCAAAACAAATAGAATATTCGATTAGCTTCTCGAAAGTCAGGAGAGCCTACATCAATAGCGGCCCACTGCAAATACATATAGTGCGCCCCTGTGATGTACGTCGGAACACCTCCATTAATAAACCAATGGCCCTGCTCTCTTAAGTTGAACTCCTCCTCGATGTAATCTACCCACTCATTCTTAAACCCGGAGGGCATATCATTCCATTGAAAGATTGATTGGATTCTGCGTAGGGGAGCAGGTAATTCTTTTTTTACCCAATAGTCCGGCTCAGGAGAAAGATTCTCAGGGGTGGGGGGAAGTGCAATATTCAATCCTGAAATATTAATCACATCTCCTATCTGTCCGCTCTTGGATATAACTACCACATCGTATTTGTGGTTGTATCCATACAGCCAAGTTTTGGCCCGGTTCTTACTTGCGACAACCGACCTCGGAATAAAGTTTTTTAATTCCGTGTACAGCTTATTTTTTTGCTCTTTGTTCTGCAAATCCTTGCTTGGTGTCTGTTCGACTAGAATGACCTTCGAGCAAGTTAAGCTCTTCTTGCTCATTTTCTATCTTGCTTAAGATATCAAAAGCATCGAAAATACAAAGCTTCTTAGTAGCTGCGGCGTTTTTTAAACGGTCAGCCGCAAGTTCATCCTCCGGGTCAGGCTTAATAATGTCTTCCTTAGCTACCTTGATAAGCTGCTCTACCGCTCGATAACCTGCTGCAATAACTTGCTTTTTAAGTTGCTTACTATCTATCATATCACAAAGGTTATCTGATGGTCGTAGACCCGATAAAGTTTTTCGCCTTCTACGACAAATTCATATTCTGACTCAGGGGTGAATGAGACAGCCATGCCTTCTGCTATTCCCTGTGACTTCAGGTAATCATTGGGGTATTTCATAATACCCATCAATGGTTCCTCAGAAGTGGGGCGAAAGATAGAAGCATCCTTCGGAGGGATAGGTTTTACAAAACAGTATCGGTCGTGAGGGTACCACGTGCCATCCTGCTTGTACATGAAGAACTGTTCGTTATCAACCAAGAACAGCTCTTCCCACAAATGGCTTTTTCCACTACGCCTTTTACCTGAGATGTCGTTATAAAACTTGAATACGTTGTGATGAACAAGAAGAATGTCGCCTTCTTTTATGGGGCCATCATATTCTAGTGGGACTGACTTTACAACGGCTAGGCGATTGGAAGCTTTGTAATTTTCTTCAGAGGTGCTTGTTATCACCTCGGTATCGCCCATCATCTTGGTGTTGTCGTAACGCCTATTTCCAAATGGGGATGCAATAAAGCAAGTAGGAGATTGCATTAAAAGTTTAGATTGTATTCGATTGCAATGGGCATAGTATCCCGAAACTGCTTCCACAAATAAATCTCTTTATCCTTTTCAATCCAAATCAATATTGAATTGTCTTTCTCAATCTTACGAATATGATGAATCCGATACTGTCCGTTTAATACCTCCTGCCCTACGATGTAGTGCAAAGCCCCACTTTTAGAATCAGGGCCAACTGATATTTTACGGATGTCATAAGCCATTACACAATAACTACGTTGGTGTTTAAGTGAGTAGTTGTGATGTTGTTCGCACCTGAGTTATTTATCACCTGAACACCAATGATGTCGTTTTCCGCCAAGCTCTGAATAGTCTGAAGGGTAGCAGTGACAGGCTTTGAAGAGCCTTGAGGAATAGATACATCTTGCTCTGAAGAACTGATTGCAAGACCATTCTTGGTGATTAAAAAGAAGATGCCGTCACCTGTGGTTCCCGTTACCGTGGCCGTAATAGTAATCGCAAATACTTTAGCTTCAGTTCCCGCGTATGTCACGCGATTATTTAAAGCGGTAAATGAGCTTGCCAATCCCTGCGTATAGGTGAAGTCCAACGGTACTCCAACCCCTTGCGCGCCTATTGTTGTTACGGCGGGTGCTGCAATATATGCGTTAATGTACAGGCCGGAGTTTGGACTTACCCATTGTGTTCCGGTAGCCGTGGAAGACAGCAGTTGTCCTGCCGTCCCCACGCTGCTACTAGAATCACTAACAGTTCCGGTTGCCTGAAAATTGGTACACGTAATATCCCCCGTCAACGTGATATTATTAGTTGCTGTATTGCCTGCAGTCAAGACCTCAGCGAGGTCAATGTTCAGAGCGGCAAGAGCAATTAAGCTACCGATGGTATAGTTCTTGGTAATATTGCTGTCTTCAGCATCGGTACCAATTACGTAATCGGCAAGACTAACAGATGAGTCGATAGGGTATGTACTAATTTTAGCCATTGTTTTCTTTTTGTGCTATCTCTCCTGTTTGAATGTTCAGAGAGATATCTTCTCCATACTTATCAGTCAGCTCCTTTTCCACCACAACAAACTGTTGGCGGATATTTTCTAACTGATTAATTGCTGCTACCTTCTCAAGCTCTGCATCTGCAATCTTGGTTTTAGCAGTATTTAAATCTTTTAAAACTGCTTGAAGCTTATCAAGTTCTTCAGCAGAAATCTTAGCGGGCGTAATTTTTTTCTTAGCCATGGTAAATTAAATTGGATTGAATTGATTCAAAGATATGCATTAAGCTTAAACATTAGGGTCGGTCGTCAGGAAACTCTACCTCAAGGAACTTGTACAAAAAAGCAGCAAGCTTTCTGACCTTATCCCGCACCTGAGCAGAGGTGTCAGTAGTAGTCGGGATGTAGTCTTTAAGTAATTGAATGTCTTCGTGAGACTGTTCAATATCCTCCGGAATTACTGTATTAGGGTCTATAGCCATGTCATTTTTATTTTACGTACACTTGGTAGTTGGTTATAAAGTAACGGGTGCCTGTTACGGTCCCATCAAACGAAAGTGTAGCAAATACGAAGTCCCCCTCTGATACGGATTGGCTAGTTGCCGTAAAGTTCATAGGGATGATGTTCTGACTTGATGAAGGAACGGTAAGAGTGGTGCTCGCAAGAAGGGTGCAGGTAATAGATGAGCCAACATATGTACCATTACCCATTGCGGTAACAGCATTAGTGGGAACCTTCCACAAAAAGAAATGAACGTCTTCGTTTCGAACCTCTGTTTGACTAGGATATTCTACAATCCCCTCCATGTAAGCGGTTCCGCCCTTATTTATTTTAAAACATCCATTGGTTAGGGCAACGTAGCTAGTAAAATTTTGAGTGGTCGTCCCCGGAGTCCCTGCACCTTGAAAGCTTTTACCGGTTTGAGTCTGAGTCCAATTGTAGTAGTTCGCACCAAGAGACCCGGCCATATACACAAAGCCCGCACCCGCATCTACCGATGTGCTAACACCACATCGCCCCCCTAAAGTAAACTGATTAGCGGGGCCACTTGATGAGCCTGAAGTTGTCCAAGCCGTTGTTTGTGAACCTGAGCTTGAAAGAACCTGTCCGCTAGTTCCGTAGCTACCATTACTATCTCGATAGCCTCCTGTGACAGCAAGACTAGCTGCCGTAGTTAGGTTCCCGGTTGCTGAAATGCCCCCTGCGGAGGTTACGTTCCCCGTGCTTGCAGTGACCGTAAACTTGTTGGTGTTTACCTCAATATCTCCGGTGGTCTGAAGCTCTCCTGTAACCTTTACCCCTCCACTTATCGTTTCAAAAACCTTACTATTAGAAAAGCGAATCTCGGTTGAACCGTTGATGCTATTCATAAAGAAGAAATAGTTGGCTCCCCCGTATCCAAAAGTCATGAGTCCTCCATTCGCAGTACTAGGGCACGTTAGAGCTAGTAATTTGTTTTGACCGACCGCCTCTAGAAACAAGCCCGAACTGTTGCCATATATCTTTCCCTCCGGGGTGGAAGGGTCACCCATCTGAATTTCGACATTGTCGTCGAAATAAATGTTATCTAAAAACTTAATAGCTGACATAAAGAGATAAAGATAAGGGTGGGGGTTTAAACCCCCACCCTATAAGGATTATTGCAAAGACTTAATCAAAACTCGCAAAGCGTTGGTACCCGGAGCACTTGCTACAGAAACAGTAACCGAGTTTGCGGTTGTTCGAGCCACCTTCGTCATTACGGTTTCGTATGTGGTGTTATCATATACCTCCACCATGCAATCACGTGTACCGAGGTTATGCGTAATGGCAAACGAAGTAGCAGCACCGTTTCCGATGTTTGCTTTAAACTCGGTAGATTGAATAACAGTCTCAACTTGTGTAGTAAAGTTACTTACTTGCGATGCGGTAACGACAATGTTTTGCTCACTCGCAGAGGTAATCTTACCAAAGGCATCGGTAGTAATTGTAACCGTCTCACTTGCACTACCAAGAGCAGTAACCGCCGCACCCGCAGAAAGTTGTGCCGCACCGCCTGTCATGGTGGCAAAACCATTTGCTGTCGGGAACGAAGCAATACCTGCTACCGTGTTTGTTGCAAGGTCAACATTACGCTGAACAATGGTAAAGTCAGTTACAGGCGGGTTGCTGTTGGCTGCGATATCATCCTCTACGATGATAACGTCGCCTATCTCTACTGCCGTGCCGATAAACGTGCCCGCTACAGTTACGGTGTACACCCATCCTTTTGTCAGTGCGACGTTTGTAGCACCGCTCAAAGCAGGCGTGTTTGTACTTGCGTTGTAGCCTCCCTGATAAACAAGGCCGCCTACTACGGAGTCATCAACGTACTGCTTAGTAGCAGCATCCTGTGCGTTAGTTGGGTCAACAACATTGGTAACCTTGTTGGTTCCCATGCTGAGGTCAGCAGTAGGCACAGCAAACTGACTCAAGCTAATATTAGAAGCGAGAATCTTTGCGTTGTTTCCACTTCCGCTTGTTGCATCCGTAACGGCTACCGTAAGGAAGTCGTTGGTTGCATCAATCGATGTGACCGTATCAACCAATGTAAGGTCAAGACCGACGTTCTGAACATTAGCTGAAGGGTTCTGAAGGAAGAGACCCTTATATGAGCTTTGATAGATGCGCATTGTAACGGCATCACCATCTGAGATAGTAGCGGATGTGGTGCCTCCTGTTGCGCCATAGTTCAGAGTCCAACTGTCCATGGTGCCCGGAGTAGAACCTCCGGTGATGCTCGTGATGTGACCTGCAGCATTTACAATTACCTGAGAAGGGTAAACATATGTTCCTGCAGTTACACCGCTAGTCATGTGACGAACGCGAAGGATATCTGTATTTACGCCAAGAGTATCGATATACGTGCCATCGCCATTAATCTGCAGCGTATCGCCGTCAATAATAGTCTGCGCTGTAGTACCTGTAGCATCACCATCTACATCAAAGCTGCTCATGGTACCCGCAACAGGCAACGTAACTGTCTTTAGGTTGATAGCCGTTACGTGACCTGTAGAGTTAGAGGTCACACTGTCAACAGCGGTAAAGGTGCCGCCTGCTGCAGGAGAATCTGTAGAAGTCGTATCACTACGGCTCGTAGAATCGTGAGCGATACTTATATCGCCCGTACTTCCTGTCGTAGTGATGTAGGTGCCTCCTGAAAGAGTGAGGGTATCGCCATCTCCAATATCACCTGAATCACC